AGACTTTACGGAGAAAAACATGGCGACTCCTCAATTATCTCCAGGCGTACTCGTCAGAGAGGTTGATTTAACAGTAGGAAGAGCTGATAATGTCTTAGATAATATTGGTGCGATTGCTGGACCTTTTTCAATCGGACCTGTTGACTTTCCAATTGACATCCAAACTGAACAGCAACTCATTGAGACTTTTGGAAAACCACTTTCAACTGATGCACAATACGAATACTGGATGAGTGCATCATCTTACCTTTCATATGGTGGCGTCCTTAAGGTTGTAAGAACCAGTGGAGCAACCCTCAATAACGCTAATGCTGGCGTTGGTGCTGCTTACACAACATCACTTAAGATTGACAACTACGACGATTATACCAATAATCATTCTGACGGTAATAACTTTACTTTCTCTGCCAAAAACCCAGGAAGTTGGGCAAACAGCATGAAAGTTTGTTTCATCGATGACTTAGCTGATCAGATTGTTGCTATTAACACAACAAGCCCTTCTGCTGCTGGCGCAATTATTGGATATGGCGTAACTTCAGCAATCAATGGAGTAACTCTTCCAGGAACTGGTTCAACTTCAGTATTCAATGGATACTTAAAAGGAATCATTACTGGTGTTACAACTGATGCCACAAATGGCAACAGTTCATTTACTGTTAAAATTGTTTCTAGAGTAGAAACTGTTGGTGGTGGATCTACAGAAACAAAAATTGACTACGCACAAAATAATACATTTGCATCTTTTGATACTTCAGACAATCTTTACTTTGTAAACAACTCTGGAATTAATACCGGAGGATCTGCAACTTCCCCACTTTCAGTTCAATCTGCAATTGATTGGTACGATCAACAGACTCTCGGATTGACTAATGCAATTATTTACTGGAAGTCAATTGCACCAAAACCAGTAACTAACAAGTATGTTCTAGACCGTTCTGGTAAGAACGATGGAATGCACATTGCTATTGTTGACGATTTAGGAACAATTACGCAAAACCAAGGAACAATTCTTGAGAAGCACGTAAGTATTTCTAAAGCACTTGATGCAGTTTCTGCCGTTAACTCTCCACAAAAAATTTGGTATGAGCAATATCTTGCAGATTTCTCTGCTCAAGTTTTTGCCGGAAGCAATCCATCAAGTGGTTCAGATGCTTATTGGGGAACTACTCCAAGAGCAACTGGATTCTCAACTAATTTCACACCAGTAACAACTTCAAATGGTCTCTGGGGTTCTGAAGCACAAGGAACTACATTCAGTGCTATTGGTAATGTTTCTTACACTCTTCAAGGTGGTGTAGATTATTCTGCTCAAGGTGGAATGACAGCTACACTTGGAGATCTGATGACATCTTACGGATTGTTCCAGAACAAAGATGAAATCCAAGTCGATTACATTATCATGGGACCTGGACTCGGTTCAGAGTCAGATTCTCAGGCAAAAGCACAGTATCTAATCTCACTAGCAGAGTCTAGAAAAGATTGTGTTACTACCATTGGACCACACAGAGCAAATCTTATTGGTCTTACAAATACTACAACTCAAACTAACAATCTAGTTAAGTTCTTTAGTCCACTTTCATCTTCATCATACGCAATCTTTGATAGTGGATATAAGTACACTTACGACAGATTTAACAATAAGTTCCGTTACATTCCAACAAATGCTGACGTTGCTGGACTGATGTGCCGCACAAATATTGTTGCTTACCCATGGTTCTCTCCTGCAGGTCAACAGCGTGGTATTCTGAACAATGCAATCAAACTTGCATATAATCCAAATAAAGCACAGAGAGATATTCTTTATCCACTAAGAATTAATTCCGTCATCCTGAAACCAGGTATTGGAATTCTACTCTTTGGAGACAAGACTGCTCTTGGATATGCATCAGCATTTGATAGAATCAACGTTCGTCGTCTCTTCTTGACAATTGAGCAAGCACTGCAAAGATCTGCTGAGGCACAACTCTTTGAGTTGAACGATGAACTGACGAGAGCAAACTTCAAAAACATTGTTGAACCATATCTACGTGATGTTCAAGCGAAGAGAGGTCTGTATGGTTTCTATGTTGTTTGCGACTCAACTAACAACACTCCAGATGTTATTGATAACAACGAATTCCGTGCTGATATCTTCCTGAAACCAGCCAAGTCCATTAACTACGTCACTCTGACATTTGTTGCTACCAGAACTGGTGTTGCATTTGAAGAAGTGGTTGGTAGAGTTTGATTTTAAATTATAAATTACTAAAGGAGGAACTAAAAAATGGCACACTCAATCCAAGACTTTAAAACAATTCTGAAGGGGGGCGGTGCCCGCCCCAACCTGTTTGAAGTTGTCTTAACCAGTTTTCCTGGTGGTGGAGATTATGACGCAAACGAGTTCTCAGTTCTTTGCAAAGCTGCAAACCTACCAGCATCAAACATTGCATCAATTGACGTTCCTTTTAGAGGAAGAACTTTCAAAGTAGCTGGTGATCGTACCTTCGATACTTGGTCTATTACAGTCATTAATGACGAAGACTTCAAGATCAGAAAGGCAATGGAAGCATGGATGCAGTATATTGGACAATATGCTGATGGTAGTGGAACAACAAATCCAAATGAATATCAAGTTGACGCACTTGTAAAGCAATTGAAGAGACTTCCAAGCACAACTGGTGGTAATAATGTTACTGGTGGTGGTTTAGAAGTTGCAGCACAGTATAAGTTCTACAGCATCTTCCCAACTAACATTTCCGCGATTGATCTTTCATATGATTCTTCAGATACAATTGAAGAATTCACGGTAGAATTCCAGGTTCAATACTGGTCTCCATATACCGGCGAAAACTGATCTAATAAATAGTCTAAAGATCAAAGACTAAAAAAATAAATTATGGCTAAGTTATTTGGATTTTCTATTGATGATAACGAGCCGCTATCACCTAGTGCAATATCCCCCGTCCCCCCTAACAATGAGGACGGGGTTGACCACTATTTGAGTAGTGGTTTTTTTGGTTCTTATGTTGATATTGAAGGAGTTTATAGAACTGAGTTTGATTTAATTAAAAGATATAGAGAAATGGCACTTCACCCTGAGTGTGATAGTGCCATTGAAGATATTGTAAATGAAGCAATTGTATCAGATACAAATGATAGTCCTGTTCAAATTGATCTAGATAATCTTAATGCAAGTGATGGTATTAAGAAAAAAATAAGAGAAGAATTTAAATATATTCTTGAGTTGCTAGATTTTGATAAGAAGTCACATGAAATTTATAGAAATTGGTATATTGATGGTAGACTTTATTATCATAAAGTAATTGATTTAAAAAATCCACAAGAAGGAATTCAAGAACTACGTTACATTGACGCAATGAAAATGCGTTATGTACGACAGGCACAGAAAAAAGAGGAAGACAAATACAGAGTTACGAATAGAAATCTTGATAATCCAATGGATTACGAGTTTCCTAAGATTGAAGAGTATTTTGTCTATAATCCCAAAATGACATATCCAACAGGAACTCCAGCTCCAGGATCTCTTGGCGGAGCAAGTCAGGGAATCAAAATGGCAAAAGATTCTATCACATATTGTACTTCAGGACTTGTAGATAGAAATAAAGGATCAACTCTTTCTTATCTTCACAAAGCAATTAAATCTCTCAATCAACTCCGAATGATTGAAGATTCACTTGTCATATACAGATTGTCTCGTGCTCCAGAACGTCGTATTTTCTATATCGATGTTGGCAATCTTCCTAAGGTAAAGGCAGAACAATATCTTCGTGATGTTATGATGCGTTATAGAAATAAACTTGTATATGATGCAAATACTGGAGAAATTCGCGATGATAAAAAGTTTATGGCAATGCTTGAAGATTTCTGGCTTCCTCGCCGTGAAGGTGGTAGAGGAACTGAAATCACTACACTCCCAGGCGGTCAGAACCTTGGCGAAATTACCGATATTGAGTATTTTAAGAAAAAATTATATCGCTCATTAAATGTTCCACCATCAAGAATGGATGGTGAAGGTGGATTTAATCTTGGTCGTTCTTCAGAGATTCTTAGGGATGAAGTTAAGTTTAGCAAATTTGTCGCTCGTTTAAGAAAGAGATTTTCTTACATGTTTAGTGATATGTTAAGAACTCAACTCATTCTTAAAAATATTATTACTCCAGAAGACTGGAATATTATGAATGAGCATATTCAATATGATTTCTTATATGATAATCATTTTGCAGAACTCAAAGATGCAGAGTTATTGAATGAAAGATTAAGTATGGTTCAGGTTGCGGAACCATATGTCGGTAAATATTTTTCCCAAGACTATGTGAGAAGAAAGATTCTTCGTCAAACAGATGAAGAAATATTAGAGCAGGATGCAATTATTAAGAAAGAAATCAAAGATGGAGTAATTCCAGATCCAAATGCACCAGTAGATCCAAATACAGGAATGCCATTAGATCAGACTTCACAGATGGATTTGGGACAACCAGTAATGGAACCAAACCTAGATTCTCAGGGTTCTGCAACTGAAGCTAGTGGAAAAATAGCAGAAATGCCCAAAGGGGGCGAAATATAAATAAAAACGATTACATATAGGTTTCAAAATGGATGAACTTTTAGATATGATTATTGCCGATGAGTCTCCGTCTCAAGTGAGTGATAAAATTAAAGAACTTCTTTTTACAAAATCTGCAGAAAAAATAGATGCTTTTAGACCGGATGTTGCATCTAATATGTTTGGGGAAAATCAAAGTGACGATGAAGAAGAATGATTTATAATAAATATTTCTAATAAATGATTTATTTTACTAATGCAAAGAACAAAAATAATTGAATCAGAAATCTCAACAGCAACAACTGCCGGTGCTGCTAGCAGCATTGGCAGTGCTTCTTGCGTGAGACTTCACAATAATACTGTAGGTGTTATTACTGTAGGCGTTTCAACATTAGTTGGTGCAGCAACTACATCATTTTTCACCATGCCAGCAAACTCTGTAGAATTTTTAGAAAAATATCCTTCAGATGTTATCTGGACATCATCAGCAATTAAAGCCGCAAAAGTAGGACTTACCAACTAAGAACAATGAAACTCATTACAGAAGAGATCGAATCAGTAGAAGTTATTACCGAAGAAAAGAACGGTAAAAAAACACTCTATATTCAAGGACCTTTCCTTCAAACAGAAGTCGTCAACCGTAATGGCAGAATGTATCGTATGCCTGTTATGGAACGTGAGGTAAAACGTTATACCGAACAGTATGTTGATAAAGGTCGTGCTCTTGGTGAACTTGGTCATCCAGATGGACCTACAGTAAATTTGGATAGAGTTTCCCACAAGATCGTTTCTCTTCATAGAGAAGGAAACAACTTTATTGGTAAAGCGCAGATTCTTTCTACTCCGATGGGAAAAATTGCAGAGTCTCTTCTAAAAGAAGGAGTAACTCTTGGCGTTTCTTCTCGTGGTATTGGATCAGTTAGACCAACTAAAGAAGGTTTCACAGAAGTTGGTGAAGATTTCATGCTTGCAACAGCAGCAGATATTGTTGCTGATCCTTCTGCACCTGATGCCTTTGTTCAGGGAATTATGGAAGGTAAAGAGTGGATATGGGATGGAGGAATGTTAAGAGAAAAGGTTGCAGAGAATACCAAACAGAGAATAAATACTCTTGTTGATCAAGGTATTCTTGAAGAATATAAGTTGTCATTATTCAATGAGTTCTTAAATTCATTGTAATTTATTAATTTATAAATAAATATAGATTTACTACAGGAAAAATCGGAGAGTTCAAATGTCTCGTGGAGATTTACAAGAAATGGAAGTAGGCACTAAGCAATCCAAAACCGCTGTCAATGCTGGTGCTAAGCCAGCAGAAGGAATGCCAAAACTATCTGGCAACCTTCCTGATGGACAAACTGGTTCTTGGGAAGATCTGGGCGGACCTACCCCAGAAAACTACAAGTCGGATGACGATTCAGCAAAACTGAAAGTACCTGGCGGAACCCTTAAGCAAGTTAAGGATATTGTAAACAAAGGTGCAAAGCCTGCTGATGCAATGAAAGGCATGAAAGAAGAAGAAGAACTCGATGATGAGGACCTCATTGAAGAAGAGACCGAAGAGGAAGAAGTAGAAGCTTCTCTTGAAGAAGGCGAAGAAGAAACCGAAGAAGAGGGTGAAGAAGAGGTAGTTGAAGAAGAATTTGATATTGATGAAGATGTAAACGCTCTTCTTTCTGGAGAAGATCTTTCCGAAGAGTTCCAAGAAAAGGCACGTACAATCTTTGAAGCAGCACTTGTTTCAAGAGTTGCTCAAATTAAAGAAGATCTGGAAAAGCAGTATGAAACTGCTCTTGCAGAAGAGGTAGAAGAGATCAAAGAAGCTCTCTCTGATCGTGTAGATTCATACCTCGAATATGTTTGTGGCGAGTGGTTTGAGGAGAACGCACTTGCCATTGAAGCAGGTCTTAAGACCGAAATGACCGAATCATTCCTTCAAGGAATGAAGGGTCTTTTTGAAGATCATTATGTAGCAATCCCTGAAGATAAATATGATGTGCTTGAGAGCATGGTAGAAAAACTTGATGAAATGGAGACAAAACTCAACGAGCAAATCGAGAAGAATATCTCCCTCAACAAGCGTCTCGCAGAGTCGGTTGCTGATGGAATCTTTGAACAAGTTTCTGAGGGTCTAGCACTTACTCAGAAAGACAAGCTCGCTTCACTTGCCGAAAGTGTTGAGTTTGAAAGTGAAGAAGAATATCGTGAAAAACTGGAGACTATTAAGGAAGCATACTTCCCATCAAAGACAGTTTCTCCATCCGCTAAATCAGAGTCACTTTCTGAAGGTGTAGACAATGCTCCAGAATCAATTTCTGGAACAATGGCTGCATATCTAAACACTCTTTCAAAGTTTAGCAAATAATTGAATTTAATATAATTCAAACCCAAAAAACGTACACTTATTAGGTAAAAGCAAATGTTCCATTCAGAGCATCTGCAGGAAAAGTGGGCACCAATCCTCAACTATGAGGGTCTTGATTCAATCAAAGATTCCCATCGTAGAGCGGTAACCGCAGTCCTGCTAGAGAACCAAGAAAAGTTTCTTAGAGAAGAGCAATCATTCGCACAGTCAGGTTCATTCCTGTCTGAAGCATCACCAACCAACTCAGCTGGTACTGGTGGATTCAGTGGCACTTCAACCGCTGCAGGTCCAACTGCAGGTTTCGATCCAGTTCTGATCTCCCTGATCAGACGTTCAATGCCTAACCTGGTCGCTTATGACCTGGCAGGTGTTCAGCCAATGAGTGGTCCTACTGGACTCATCTTTGCAATGCGTTCACGTTACCAGAATCAGTCTGGTACTGAAGCATTCTTCAATGAGGCAGACACCGCATTCTCTGGTCAGAATGATGGACGCAACCTTTCTGCTGGATTTAGCGATCCTGCTGTTGGTTTCGGTACTACTTCACAGACTGGCACCAACCCTTCAGTTCTGAACCCAGTTGGTACTGCTACAACTAACCCTTCACCATATAACGTTGGTCAAGGTATGTCAACTGGCAACGCCGAGGCACTTGGCGATGCAGCTGGCAACTACTTCAACGAGATGGCATTCTCAATCGAGAAAGTCACCGTTACTGCTAAGTCAAGAGCACTCAAAGCTGAGTACTCACTAGAGCTTGCACAAGACCTCAAGGCAATCCATGGTCTGAACGCTGAAGCGGAATTAGCAAACATTCTCTCAACTGAGATTCTTGCTGAGATCAACCGCGAAGTTATCAGAACCATCTACAAGGTTGCTGAACAGGGTGCAGCTCAGAACACTGCTACTGCAGGTGTATTTGACCTCGACGTTGATTCAAACGGTCGTTGGTCTGTTGAGAAGTTCAAGGGTCTTCTGTTCCAGATTGAGCGTGATGCTAACGCAATCGCTCAGAGAACTCGTCGTGGAAAGGGCAACATCATCATGTGCTCTGCTGACGTTGCTTCAGCACTGACCATGGCTGGTGTTCTTGATTACACCCC